TGTTTCACCAGATACAAAAGTTGTATCAGGTTGTCCATACACATTTGTAACATTTACAAAATTACCTACATCAAATCTTGTTTGAAAAGCATTTTGTGTATCAAAATCTCTTGCCTTATCTAATTCAACATATGAAGTTGCTAATTTTTCAATTTCATATCCTTTAATATATGCTTTTCCTGGTGAAAGACCTACAGCAAGTTTAGTTGCGTCACCACCATTACCTGATGTATAAATTCCTCTTACAACATCAGCATCTGAACTTCCAGCATCTTTTAAATGTTCTCTTACATCTATTTCAAATGGTCTAACTGTATAATCACCTGATTCGTCAAATGTTCTTCTTGCAAATGTATCTTCTAATACAGCATATTCTGTATTTCTAACTCTATTTTGTAGAATACCATTTGATAGTCTTAACAACTCAACAAAATTTGAATCTTCTGTTGATGTTAATGTTTTCTTTGTTAACGTTAAATCTATTTTAAATCTATGAGCGCCTGGTGCATTAGCGTTTGAAGAACCTGCAGCGTTATCATTTAAACTTGTATCATCATTTGGAGTTACAAAAGATTCTGTAACTGTTAAACCAACTCTATAACTTGGAGTATTTGTATATTTGTCAAGTATTAAAGTTTGATTAGTTACTTGTACGTGAAAACCATTAATATAATAAACACCTTCTTGCACTTCTGCCGCACAACCTGTAGCAGTTGTATCTACTACACAAGATAAAGAAACACTATCACTATTTGTTCCTGTTAATGTTTCACCATCAGTAAATGATGTTTCAGTATTTGATGTTCCACTATCTCTATATTTTACGTATAAAGTATCAGGATCAGTACCATCTGTCGCTACTGTGTTTACGATTTCTGCAGTAACACCTGAAGTACCACCTGTTAAAACTGTACCAACTGTAAATTGCGCTAGAGTATTACCACTACCCAAACTTGTTAACTTAACAGCATAATATTCCAAGTCATAACCAATTTCACCAGGAATAATCATAGCACCTTTATCAAAAAGATGATCAGATACTCTTTCTATCTGGTTTTGTAATTGTGTTTGTGACTGTGTTAATTCTCTCGCTTGAACTGCAAATGACGGTCTGAAAAGTATTCTATGAAACTTTTTACTTTCCGTAAAGTCATCATAATATGGCGAGAGGTTAAAGTCTGTTGGACTTGGCATCTATTTCCCTCTAAAATTCAACTATCAATTTTACGTTTTCAGTTTGATCTGAAGCTCTTGTTATTGGTGCTCTATTTTCAATATATATTACATCACCAGTATCAGCGTCAATCTCACCAGAATTATAACCACTTGTAAATGCAACACTATCTACTGTAGAAGTAGAACTTGATGGAGTTGCTGTTACACTTGAACTTTGACCTGTAATAGTATTTGTACCAGAAAAGGCTGTTAAATTACCATCACTATCTGCTCCTTGGTCATTAAATCTTGTTTGTATGTAATACAAAATACTATTTGAAGTATCGTGTTCTACAACTTTTCCAACTGCGCCTGTAGTTGCTTGATTGATTTCTTCATCAACAGTAAACGTACCAGAAGCACTTGACAATAAAATTGCCTTTGTACCTCTTAATGTTGTTGCACTAGCAGCTGAGCCTCCAGAATCTGGATCTCTAATTAAAACTATTTTTCTAAAATCGTTTGCAGTTGTAAAATCACCTGAATTTGATGTTTCTGCTCCTTCAAAATTAGTGTTTAACATTACAAAGAAACCACCTAATTCTTTTACTGCATTAAATCCATGCCCACCTTTTGGTTCAATAATACAATCTAATTCTGCTCCACTTAAAGAACCTCCACCAGCACTATTAATATCTGCTAATGTAATATAACCATAAGTGTAACCTGAACCTGCAGAAGTTACTGTAACGGCCGTCACTGCATTACCAGCAATAGTTACTGAAACTGTACCTGAAGATCCATCACCTCTTATTGGTATACTTGCATGAGTTCCGTTAGTACCACCTGTACCCGCAGATTTAATTTTTACAATATTGATTGCGCCGTCTACCGCGGCAGATGAAACTGTTGCGTTAGTTGAAACAGCCATAAAGTCAGTTGATAGAAAATTAACTTGTTGTGATGCAGATAATGTGTACATATATTTCCATTTGTAACCATCACCTGTAGTGATAATAGAAGTAGATGTACCTGTAGGTTTTACTGTAGAACTTGCACCACTATTGTTGTCTAAACATTTATATACATTATAATCTTCAGTAACAACATAGAAAGTAGAATCCCATAACGTAGAAGCACCACTATCAGATGTTTGGGTTGTAGTTGTTCCTGTTATTCTATTTCCATAATCGTGTCTATAATAATCATAAACTGTACCCGTTGTCCAGTTTCTTCTTGGTATTGAAAATGATGTGTCGGAACTAGTTACTTTTTTTGCTGCTAGTAAATCATCATAAACATAAAATTCTTCTTGTACAGAATCTGAAGGGGTTATAGGAGTTGTATCTGTACCCTCATTTTCTGTTCTTCCGTCAGGTCTAGTTGATGTACCGTGAGCCTGTGATTTTCCTATACCTAAATAATAAACATTAGGAGACGCCTCTGAAAATGATTCAGAAAACTGTTCTGAATTGTGTATTCTAAATTTGTTTGTTATAATAGCTGGCATTTATTTTAATTCCTTTTCATATTTATATAATTAAAAAGAGTTTAAAGTAATTCTTTTCCATATAATTGTAGAACCATCATATGTTCCTGTACACACATATAGATATGTTCCATCTTGTACAACAAGTCCAGCAACATCACCACTTTGTCCCGTATTTGCTGGTGTTCTTGTAGTTATTTTTGTAGTAGAAGGTAAAGTGTTTCCTCCTAAAAAAGAATAAATTTCATCAAAATTATCGTTTGCTATATCACCACCAGCCCTAATTGTAGAACCTGTTCCATCATTGGGTGTTGTTCCGATATTAATTGTTTGTTTTGCCACTTTTCTTTATCCTTGTTTAATTATATTTATAATCATTTTTAAGCAACATCAAAAGTTATTGTGTCTTTATCAAAGGTATCTCTATCTTCATCAAAACTATCACTTGATATTTGCCAAACTTCTGCTGGTATCGCAAAGTTAGTCTTTAATTTAAAATTAAAATCTGATAAATTATTTAACTCTCCATCAATATCAGAATTTAATGTTCCTGTTAATCTTAAATTGTTAAATTCTTGTATAGATATTTGACTTGCGTAGTGTGAGTTTAAAATTAATTTTTGAATACTCTTTAACGTAGGTCCTGCTACAGAAACACCATATTTTGTTGTGTTACTTCTAATATTAGTTAATTCTTTTATTGTTCCACCAACATTTTTTAAAGTTATTTGTTGATTTAAAGTAACATCTCTAGTATTTGATGTAAAATGATCGCTTGTTGAATCATCAAAATCAGGATCTACACCTAATTGAGAATTAACTCTTAAACTTGTTCCATCTGTAGTTGTTCCTAATCGTCTTCCAAAGATTGTTGAGAATAATGTATTTAATATTAATTCTACGCCTTCATAATCAATACCAGAATTAATTGTAGTGGAACTTCTTAATCTAACATTAACTTGTGTTTCAATATTAACTTGTCCAGCAAAATAGAAACCTGATGAGTGTATAGTCTTTTTAAAACTATCTCTCCAGTCATTTATTGAACGACCTACTTTAATTACATAAGAAAAATCTTGGTAATATAAACTATCTTGTATTCTCATTGAGTCTTCAGATATGTGACCATCTTCATTAATATATGTACCAGCAGTATCTACAACAGCTCCAACTGTTACTGATGCTGTACCTAAATCATTTTTTTCAACTGTCGCTGTTGCACCACCGTCAGCTGTAATAGTTGTATTTTCAGCAAACGTTCCTGTTGGACTAGAAACTTTTAATAAACCTGTACCTGATGAATATGAAACGACAGTTGCTGTAACCACTGTTGATGATGTATCAATACCTGTTACTGTTTCACCTGTTACAAATGAACCTGATAAATTTGATACAATCAAATAACTTGGTAATAATAGTGTAGGTGGGGATGGAGATGTTTCATAACTTGTACCTGATTCTACAATTTTTATTCCTAATATTCTACCTATATCTGTACTATATGCATAGACAATCGCATCTGAACCATTAGTGTCATCTACTGCAACTGTAGGTAATGATTGATAATTATTTCCGTTTGATATGATTCTAATATCCGTAATGTCACCTGAACCTGTAGAACTTTCTTGTATAATTTTATTTCCTGTATATGGATCACCCCTTACAGTTTCATCTTCTAAAATTATATGGTCATCAACTGTTGATGTTGACTCTTCTTGTGTGAAACCACCATTAACAACTGATACTTTTGCACTAGCTGATCCTCCACCTGTTCCTGTATTTGTAAATTCTAAACTATCACCAATCTCATAACCAGAGCCTGAATTTGCAATAACAAAATCTGTAATACCACCTCTACCGACAGCATCTACTTGAATGATTGCACCTTGTCCTCCACCAGTAATTGATACACTATCTCCTTCATTGTATAATGTTCCATCATTTGTAATTGATATTGTAGATGGTATTCCTATAATAGTTGCTTTGATAAAAATATCATCATCATCGCTTGATGTACCCCTTATAATTTCATTTATTTGAAAAGTACCTAAAATTGTATCTTCATTTAAAATTATTTCACTTACTTCAGTTGCACCGATTTGAAATTTGAATACATTTTCAACTACTGCCGTGGCTTCTGATGTTTCTCCTGTAATTGTTCTACCAACTAAATTTGCTGTATCACCTGTTGTTACAATTGCTCTTAAAATCTTTTTAGTATCCCACTTACCATCAGATGCTCTTAAAATATTTTCTCTTGGATAGATTGTTTCTGATTCTAATCCAAATAGTAATCTAAAAAATAATTCGTGTCCTCTATTTGTACCTTTCGCTCTATATAATGATTTGACATTTTTAATTAACTTTCTTTTGTCAACTCCATTACTTAAAGTTTCAGGTAAAGTATTTAAAAACTCATTTCTAAATTTTGTTAAAAAGTTTGATATAACTTTATCAGGATCTCTAAAATTTAATAAGTCTTGTATGTTTTGAACTGGATTAGGTTTATAATTATTAATTAACGCTGTTGCGTTTGAACTAGCACCAACAACTGATTCACCATCTATAAACTTATCTTGCGCTGATATAAAAAGTCTATTGTTATCTAAATCTTCAGCAAGTACAGTTGCAGTTGCGTTAGAAGTTTGACCTGTAATAGTTTCACCTCTTGTGAATTTTCCGTAAGTAGAACTTTCTAAAAGAACTTTATCACCAGCATCTAATTGTGTTCTATCTGTGTCAATACGAGAACCATCTAAAATTAATTCGTTTGTTTGTGTTGTTTCTGTTTCTAATAAAATACCATCTGTTGTTTGTACAGAAGTTACGCCTAACTCTGCAGATTCCATAAACGTATAGTAAGTTTTTAGAAATTCTAAAAATTTAGGGTGTTGTTCTAATACGAACTCTGGAACCTGCTGATTAATCAGGTTTGATATTTTGTCTGTGAACTTTGCCATTAGTAATTAGATGTTGTTGTGTAACCTATACCAGCATCAGCAGAACCACCAACAAAGGTATCTGCCTCTACTGTGATTAATGAATTTGCTGTATCTATTTCCAAAATCTGATCTCTTACAGGAACAACGTCATATGACGCTGGTTCTACAGTAACTTCTATAACAGTTGATGAAGCGCCTCTTATATTTTCTACTGACGCTACCGTTAAAGAGTTAATTGTAATTTGACCAGTTGCATAGTTAACTGTACCTTGAGTATTGTTTACATATGTTCTAACTGAACCTACAAAATAATATCTTCTAATATTTCCTGATCCATCATCATCTAGGTAATAAACATTATTATCATTTGGAACTTTAAATCCTGATGTACTAATTACACCACCTGTACCTGATTTATGACCAGGGTGTGGATTGTAAATAGTATTTCTAAAATAAATGTCATATCTTGTGGATGCACTTAATGTTGGAGTAAATGTTTTTCTTATATCTAACTTTGTAACGTTTGATAAAATACTTGTATCTGTGTCATCAATTAAACCTGTAACTTTAGAATGTCTAAACACACCATCAAATTTTTGTAGTGTATCTGTATTATAATTTGTTAAAGTAGTTGTAACATTTGATTTTAATGTATCTGCTGTTTTTGTAGTTGCCTTTTCATCATATTTAACATTTGTAGTTAAAATAATAGATGTAGTTTCAGGATCAACAATCTCTGGTCGAACTGAAGCAACATTGTATTTTTGTAATTGTGTTTTAATACTTTCTTTTGTAGTATCTGTAAGTGTAGAACCTGATGCCGCTTTAATCGCAATCTTCACTACACCATAAATTGGTGTTTCATCATCTTCGCCACCCCACGCTGAAACTGATTGAGCATTTGGATAAATTTCTTGTACTAATGTTTCGTAATCAGAAGTTGTGACTGCTCTATCTTGTCTTGCGTATTGTAATGGTGCGTTGTATCTTATTGACTCTTTTGTTTGAGCCTCTGCGCCACCTTGAGCATTTGAAACTGTTGTAATTGTAACATCTGTAAAACCACCAACATTACCTGAAAGTGTAAATGATGAAGCGCCATTTGCATCTGCTTTATTTGATACAATATATTCTAATATTACAATGTTACCATCTGTTAATGATTGACCTACAACACCATCACCAAAATAAACTTCAAACTTACCATCTTCACCTTCTTGTAAGAAATAAACTTTTGATGTATTATCTAAAGAAGTAAATCCTGTAGCTTTTGTCCAAGTCGCTGTTGTAGTATCAGAAACTGAATTTTGTATTTGAACTTTTAAAGTAGATGTATCAGCATTCACACTTGGAATAATAAATCTTTGATCAGGATCAGAACTATCTACTGTATATTTGAATGTTACTAAAGTACCTTCGTAAATTGGTATACTTGAAAAATTGTAAACACCTGAACTTGGAGTAACCGTATGAGAAGCATTTGTAACAAACTGGTAAGATGTTCCATCTACTGAAGTTGTAAAAGTTGTACCTTTTGCCATAGTGATAGAAGTACCACTTGCGTTGTTTACTAAAATGTCTATTGATGCTGTCGGTGCTTTAGGTGATGTTGGTGTATAACCTAACATCTTTGCTAATGACACAATATTTTTTCTAATATCAGCACTATCAAGGTACATTTCATTTGCCAACATATTTGCATTGAAACCTAAGTAGTGTGTATTGTAAGCAAGAACATCTAAAAGAACAGCAAAACCAGAACCTTCAAAATCATAATCTTGGAACTCTGATTGGTTTTGTAAAAATGTTTTTAGATTACTTTTTATATTATCAAAATCTAATTCTGAAACTTCTAATTTATTACTTGCCATCTTATCTTAATCTTTCTAAAAATGTTTCTACTGTAATTGGATTTGAAACACCAACTACATAAAAACTGATTTGAACTGCATATCTGTTTCTATCAATATCTGGTCTTGCTAAAATCTGTACTAGTTTAATTCTTGGTTCAAAGTTATTTAAAACTTCTTCTATCTTTCTTTGTAGATTAAGAGCAGTCAATGGTGTAACTGGTTCAAATAATA